AGATCCAGGTGCAGCAACTAAGTTTCTGACCACGGCGTTCCTTCCGGTTACGACTCTTCCGGTCTCTCCTGGTGGCGGTGCTTCTACTGCACTTCAAACCCAATGGAACGTTCAGTCGAATGCTACCGATGGAGCTATCTTTAATATCAAAGTTACTAACGGTGGTTCAGGGTATAGTACCGCACCAACTGTTACGGTTACCGACGGATCTGGTGGTACTGGTTGTCTTGCAACGGCCACTGTTAGTGGTGGCGTAGTTATCGGAGTCCAAGTTAATACAAAGGGTTCTGGATATAAACACGCAACCATTTCATTCTCTGGCGGTGGTGGTTCTGGTGCAACAGGCCGTGCGGTAATTGGTCCTCGAGGTGGTTTTGGGGCAGACCCAGTTAAAGACCTAGGAGCTCATTTCGTAGGTCTAAACATTACTATGACCTATGATGAAGGCGAGGGTGATTTACCAGTAGCACAGGACTTTAGGCAGTTAGCCATCATACGTAATCCTTACGATTATGGTACAACTAACCCATCCACTGCAACAACTATGTCGGCTAACACCTTATTAACTGTAGCTAGTGGTTATTCGTTTTCCGCTGATATGGTCATCGAAGGTAATAACAGTGGAGCTAAAGGTATCGTTGTGACTTACGAAGAGGATACAAACGGATATGTACGTATTATACAAAATGAAGACACTGGTTATACCGCGTTTACCACATCCGATTCGGTCGGCGAATCTGGCATACCAGGTAACGAAAAACAAGTAATAGTCGTTACAGTTCCCGAGGTAGAACCTCACTCAGGTGAAACAATCTTCCTTGAAAATCGTACGGCTATTAACCGTGCTGGGGATCAAATCGAAACGGTGAAGATCGTATTGGAGTTTTAAAATGGCTTTAAAATTTAATATCGAACCATATTTCGATGATTTCTTAAAAGATACAGGTGATGGATTTACCCCTCAGGAAAAGTATTATAAAGTCCTTTTCCGACCGGGTGAAGCCGTACAGGCTCGTGAGCTTACACAGCTCCAGTCCATTATCCAAAACCAGGTTTCCCAGTTCGGTAAACACATGTTCCAAGAAGGGGCAATGGTTATACCTGGTGGTTTTAGTATTAATAAGCAACAACCTTATGTAAAATTGGCAAGCTTTACCGCTACCGAGAGCGAGCTAACGGGTATAATTGGGGACACTATAGAAGGCGCTGCCAGCGGAGTGAAGGCTAAGATTGTTCACATTGAACCTTCTGACGGTGGTGATCCAGCTACCCTATATGTTAATTACATAAACTCTGGTACGGATAATACCACTAAGGTTTTCTATAACAACGAAGGTCTAACCTTTACTACCAATAGTGGTGAGTCTGCAACAACGTCAGCTACCGATGCAACAGGTCTAGGCTCAACCGCTTCTATCAATCGCGGCGTATATTTTATAAAAGATCACTTTGTGATAGTTAAGGCCAGTTCCATCGTTCTGGATAAGTACGACATTACGCCGACATACGATGTGGGCTTATCGATTACCGAAACAATTCAAACCCCGGCCGGCGACGTTACCCTTAACGATAATGCTCAAGGCACTCCAAACTATGCTGCACCTGGTGCACACCGTTATGAGATAAAGACAAAGTTGGTTAAGCAGGATATTGATGCTGAAGCGAGTATCTATTCAAAGTTCCAACTTCTCGGTCGTGTAGAATACGGTATTATCAACTTTCAGGTACGTTCTACCGATTATGCGGTAATCGAAGAAACCTTTGCTCGTCGTACATTTGATGAATCGGGTAACTATACGGTACGCCCATTCCCGGTTACCATGAAAGAACATACTGATGTATACACACCTGGTGACGATACTAAATTGGTTGCAGCAGTTGAACCATCGAAGGCTTATGTACTAGGTTACGAGATCGAAACTCTTGCTACAACCTTTGTAGACGTTCCAAAAGCACGTGATACAGCGTTCTTCGAATCTGCTAGTGTAACAACTCCGGTCGGTAACTATATCGAGATTAACAATCTAGTTGGTCTTCCAGATCTTAACAAATTTGGTTCGATCGAACTCCGAGATGGGACTGGTGGTGCAGGTAGTATCATCGGTACTTGTAGAGCTCGTACGATACAAAGATCTGGATCTAATTATCTCTTGTATCTTTTCGATGTTAAAATGACCGCGACCAACGCCGTATTTTCGAGCGTTAAGTCAATAAAATCTACGGCGACCGATCCAGACTTTGGTGCTGACGTAGTATTACAAGGCGGGTTTGCGGTTATACAGCAGCCTTTGAATAACTCAATGATCTTTCCTCTACCGTTTAAACGGATAGAAACCATGGAAGATGAGAATAAGCTAGGCGGTTACAACTTTGTATATTTCTCTAACCGTAAATATCCCAACCAAACAGTTTCATCTGGTACGATCTCTTTTGGCGCTGGTACTGCTACGTCATTCGAACCATTTGATCAAGATAACTATATTCTGATGGTTGTTACCGGCCCTTCAACAGGCACTATAGTTTCACTATCTAATTCTGATGTGTTAATATCAGGTGCAGGAAATGATACAATAACGGTAAGTAATCTAGGTGCATACGACGGCCAAGACGTATCCATGGTAGTGGGCATTCGAAGAACCCTAGAACATGCCCTTAAGTCTATCCCAGGATCGGGCGGTGTTCCGTCTGCAATCGAAACAATTAGTAGCCAATTAATTATTGAAAGCGGTGATATCCGCTTAGATAAAGCAGATGGTTATAAACTAATTAAAGTTTATATGTCACCTGACTTTGCTACCGCACCAGTTACTACCCATACCGACGTCACCCAGTACTATCGGTTTGATGATGGTCAGAGAGAAAACTACTATGACGTTTGTAGTATAAAGGTTGATCGTTCAACTGGTTTTAATCCTACCGGTCAATTACTAATACATTACGATTTCTTTGAGCATAACGTAACCGGGGATTTCTTTACAGTTAACTCTTATGATTCTGTTACCGATTACAATGACGTCTCGCTGGCGTATGAAGATATCCCAACATTCAACTCAAGTAAACATGGTTCTGTTGAACTACGATCTTGCTTAGACTTCCGCCCGCGCATGAATAATGGTGGTGGATCATTCTCAGGTACCGGCTCTAAAGTTACTTTATGTCCTGAACCAGCTACAACTATGTCGACCGATATTCACTATTATCTAAATCGTATTGATAAGGTATATCTGGATAAGGATGGTAAATTTGGAGTCACAACCGGAGTATCTGCTCTAGAGCCTAAACTTCCAAGCGATCCTAAAGATGCTATGGTCCTTTACAATCTATTTGTTAATGCCTACACCGAAGGACCGAACGAGGTTACGATCGAGGTAATCGATAATAAGAGATATACCATGCGTGATATCGGTAAGCTTGAACGCCGTATCAATAACCTGGAATACTATACCTCTTTATCGCTTCTAGAAACCGAAGCTCAACAGAAACAGATTCCTGATGTTAATGGAATAGATCGATTTAAGAATGGATTCTTGGTAGATGCCTTTGCCAATCATACGACGAGTGATACTCGCAGTCGTGAATTCCGGTCAGGTATCGATCGTGCAAATCGTACATTGCGACCATTATTCGCCGAGAAGAACGTTGGCATGCACCTTCAGACTATTGGGTCTACCGACTACCAAAAGACCGGTGACCTGATTACCTTACCATATACTACTGGCATCATTGCGGGTCAACCTCTTGCATCTGGAAAGATCAACGTTAACCCCTATGACGTATTCAATTGGACCGGTACACTTGAAATCACCCCATCTAACGATGAGTGGAGAGCGAGTGAGACTAGACCAAATGTAATCGTAGACCAAGAAGGCGTATACGATGCGATGCTGGATATCATCAATGAAACTGATGCTATCGGTACTGTATGGAATAACTGGCAAACCAACTGGACCGGTAGTACCGATTCTAGTTCGTCTAGTACAAGAGGACGAAGGACCAACACAACTACAGTTACCACCACCACTCGTAACCAAACTAGATCTGGTATCGAAACAGCTGTTGTACCTGATACTATTACCACCGAGCTCGGTGAACGTGTTGTTGAGGTTAACTTTATTCCGTTTATGCGCGGCCGCGTAGTTCGATTTAAAGGTACACGTCTTAAGCCAGGGTCTCGTTTGTATCCGTTCTTTGACGGCCGCGACGTAAGTGCGTATGTAAAACCTATTACTTCGGGACAGTACACTACCGCTTCCAACTTCAATCCGTTTGTGACCGTCGATGGTTCTGGCATTCCAAATGGCTCTGCGAATGGTACAGGTAATGGATTGCTTGGTCATCCGGATGGAGCAGGTTCTATAGTTAGTAATGCAAGCGGTGAGATATATGGTGAATTTGTTATTCCTAATAATTCAACCCTCCGTTTTGCTACCGGCTCACGACTATTTCAATTAGTTGATGATCCGACTAATACCGAAACAAATATCACGACCCAAGCATCAACTAGTTATAGCGCTAGAGGAATGATGGAAACCAAGGAAAACGTAACTCTTAGTACACGTATTCCTAATATTGAACGTCGTGAAGTATCGGATAACCGAGTGGTTACCAGTACCAGTTCCCGTACAACGTCAGTCTTTGCTGAAAGACCTACCTCATCCGGTGGCTCTGCGCCATCTCGTGGTTGGACAGCCGGTAATCCGGTAGGCCCAGGTTGGTGGGATCGTTTCGTATCATGGGTTGATCCATTAGCACAATCCTTCCTTTTGAATATAAAAGGTGGTGCTATGATTACTGGCATAGACGTCTTCTTCGCTAGTAAAGATCCTAATATTCCGGTAACTTTGCAAATTCGTGAAATGTCAAACGGTATACCAACACCATTCGTCTTACCTTTTGCAGAAGTAACTCTGAACCCAACATCCGTGAGCGTCGATCCTAATAGTCCGACCGCAGCTACCCACTTTGCTTTCGAGAGTCCTGTACACGTACAAGATGGTACAGAATACTGTTTTGTAGTAATGGCGAACTCAACAGAATATGAAGTATGGTATGCTGGGATTGGTGAAGATGCAGTACCGAGCGGACAACGTATCAGTAAGAACCCTTACGCTGGTGTTTTGTTCTTATCTCAGAACGCATCAACTTGGACTCCTGATCAGAACAAAGATATGAAGTTTGATATCCATCGAGCTATCTTTGATACTACTAAGACAGGTGTGGTTATCCTTGAAAACGACTATCCAGCAAATCGTCAATTGATTAACAATCCGTTTAAGACTCTTGTTGGATCAAATCGAGTTCGGGTTTCACATTCTAATCACGGTTTATTCCGGCCTGAA